GTCTTTGAAATCGATTATGATTTAGATATTACTACGACTTACAGAAGGTTTAAGACTTCGAATGATCTGTAGTAAGAGTTAGTGTTAGCTGTCGCTAAACCATCAGAAGGAGTCGCTCCTACGAATGGGTTTGAAACCATACCGTAACGAGTTTTGAATCCGATTTTTGGTTGGAAAGTATCTTCACCAACTGCACGAACCATCTGCAATGGAACGTAAGGACAATAGAATACACCAGCGTCAAAAGGATTAGTTCCTCTATAGCCAACTGTACAATATCCTTCACCAGCAGTTACACCAGTAGGACGTTGAGTCACACTTGCGTAATATGGGTCGATATACACTTTGATAGAACCATTTAAGACTCCGGCGAAAGTGTTTCCAGTATCGTCAACACTCAATGATGTTGATAATGCTGGAGCGTAATCTAATACACCAGCCATTGCTAGAGCAGAAGCTACATCAGACGAACACATGATAAAGTTACCTTTACCTCTTCTTGTTTGTCTTGCAATAACATTTGCGTTTCTTTCAATGTGGTACATAAGACCTTTGAATTTCTCAACTGACCATCTTCCAGAAGAATCTGTATCTAAGTTGAATTGACCGTTAACAGCTGTTCCTGTTAGGTTTGCTTCTGAAGCAACACCTTCGATTTTAGCTTGATCATTAACAGTTCTAACAACTTCTCTGTTGATTTCCGCTAGGATTTCACCAGATAGAATGTTAGCTAATTCTGTTTCTGCATCTAAGCCATGAATAGCTTTAAGGTCTTGTGCGAGTTCGATTGTGTACTCAGCTTTTAGCGCTCTGCTTTTAGCTGTAACTGTAGCTTTTTCAATCGTGAACGACATCTCTGGAATTGTAGAATCAATCTCAGCAGTTGCTGTTGCAACTCCTGTACCAGTTGTGTAACCAGTTTGAATAGCTGTGTTAGCTGAACCAGACGCGAATGGGTCTGCTCCTGCATGTGTACCTGTTCCAGCGAAGTCTGTATCAGCTTCGTTGAACATGGCTTCAGTTCTATCTACAGCAGTAGTACTGTCAACATATCTTGCTTTCATAGCAAAGATAAGTCCAGTAGGTCCTGTCATAGGTTGAACACCACAGATATCATAGGCTACCAAATTTGGCATTGCTCTACGAACTAGAGATATAAGAATTGGGTCCCAGTTGGCTGCAGTTGCAGTAACACCACCAGGTGCTCCAGCTACTGTACCAGTACCAGCTCCAGCGAAGTCTGTATCGGCTTCGTTGAACATGGCTTCTGTTCTATCTACAGCAGTAGTACTGTCAACATATCTTGCTTTCATAGCAAAGATAAGTCCAGTAGGTCCTGTCATAGGTTGAACACCACAGATATCATAGGCTACCAAGTTTGGCATTGCTCTACGAACTAGAGATATAAGAATTGGGTCCCAGTTAGCTGCAGTTGCAGTAACACCACCAGGTGCTCCCGCTACAGTACCAGTACCAGCTCCGAGGGCTTCATTCATAGCTCCTCTTTCTTCTGCTATCGCTCTTTCTTGGTTTTCAAGAATAACTGACGTTACAGCTCTTTTGTAAGAGTCTTCGATCTTTGGAAGATCGCTGTGCTCTAGAACTGGTTGCCACTTTTCTTGTAAGTTTTCTGACATAAACATTGTTTATAGTCCCCTTATTAAAATTTACTAAGAATCAATCTTAGCAAATTTGGTTAAAGCCGCAGTGTATTGACTCATACTTTCATTAACTGGTTGAGCTACATCGCCCGCTCCAGAAAAATCAGCATCGTCACTTACTACAGCGCTGTCGTCTGAGACAGCTTCTACTTTACCTTCTCCGAAGTATGATTCTTTCAATGTTGAAACTTTCTCTACGAATGTTTCTTCATTTTCGAAATCAATATCTTCTGATAAAGCTTTTAGCTTCTCAACCTGAGTATCAGCTAGGTCTTTCGACGCTTCGCTAATAATTTTTTCTCGTTGAAGTTCTTCAATATCTTGAAGAGCTGAGATGTTACTCGCAACTTCTTCGTTCAATTTATCTTCCATTTCATCAAGTCTGTTAGCTAATTCTTCAACTACATCAAACTTGTCTTCTGGTACTTCAACATAATGTTCTTCGAACAGTTGTTTAAGACCACTAATGAAGTCTTCGGTCAATTCGGATTTTAATCCTCTTTCGATCGCTAACTCATTTTCTTTCACCCAGCTTTCTGAAACATAGTTCAAGTAAGAATCAACCTTCTCTGTTAAATCATCTTTGATTTCTTCGATTTTTTGGTTAGTTTCTTCTTCTAACTTAGCTTCTGTTTCAGCCATTTGTTCTTTGACTTTAAC